TCAATCTTTACGAGACATTCCGTCTAATCATACTGATGAAGATGCTTATGATTTATTATTAGCAAGAGATAGTGACGGAAAATTAACACATTCAATTTGGAGTAAACCATAATGGCACAGACACTTTTAAATTTAGCACAAGGAGTTACAGGTACTTTGCCTACAAGTAATTATGTTCAAGGTGGTATTACACATTTTGACCAATGGAGATTAACAGCAGATAAAACAGGTTTAGCTGGTCAACAAGATATAACAGCAAATTTAGAAAGAGTAGATGTAACACCAGTTAATACACTTATTGGAAGTGCTATGACAGAAAGTTCTGGTATATTTACTTTTCCTACAACTGGTGTTTGGTATTGTTCTTGTCATGCAAATTTTGAAAGAGCAAGTGGCTCTGCTAATTATTTATTTTTACACATGATGGCTACTACTAATAATTCTAGTTATTCTACAATAGCTGGTGCTGGAGAAACTCTTAGAGATGACCCAAGTTCTATGGGTAATATTTTTATTTCTGCTATGGTTGATGTTACAGATACAGCTAATGTAAAAATTAAATTTAAAACTGATGTATCAGACGCACAAACTATGAAAGGTGCAACTGATAAAAATTATACTACATTTAATTTTATGCGAGTAGGTGACACATGATTAATCCTTGTCCTGATTGTGGAGCAACAACAAAAGCAGATTGTAAGTGTCCTGATGAATGTGAGAGTTGTTCTTGTTAAATGAAAAACATTATTGTTCTTTTATTCTTAACAACATTAGTTGTTTTATCTAAACCTGTATTATCAACAGATACAAATACCCAAACAAACACAAGTGGCTCTAATACAAATATTACTGGGGGTTATCAAGCAACAACAACCAACAACTATTCTGGCGGACAAACAAACACAACGTCTACAACAAATACATCTACTACAAATGGGAGTACCATACCTGTAGCTTCAGCAAACTCTCCTTCTCTGTCTAGCATGAGTCAGGATGTATGCAGCATGGGTATTAGTGGATCTGTTTCATCTACATTTGTTGGTTTATCAACTGGCAAACACGTTATAGACGAGCATTGCCTTCGTATGCGCTATGCAAAATTATTAAATGACTTATCATTAAAAGTTTCGGCTGTGTCATTACTGTGTCAAAATCCAGAAATTTTCAGAGCTATGATTTTTGCTAATACTCCTTGTCCATTTCCACCAGGAATACTTGGCGATAAAGCGATTGAAATGTGGAATAAGTACCCAAAGCTAAGACCTGACTATGAACAATGGTTAGAAGAAACTAAATACATGAAAGAAGTAGATGAAAAAAATACAGTCATTCCTGTTGTTGATACTCCTACTATCAACATCCACAGCAACTAGCGATACAACAAACAACCTACTTAATAATTCTACTTTTGATGATGGCTCATTAAATGGGTGGACTACAAATTATTCTGGTCAATACCATGATGGTATTGGTAATGAATGTCCTGGACTAGCAATAGATAATGATAGTTCTGGCTGCGGTACATCTGGCAGTCTTGCTTTATATGGTGGTGGATATATAGAGCAGTCTATCTCCCTAGCTGATGATGGTGGTTTACATAAAGCAGAAATCAATCAAGGTTTTGAAAGTACCTTATCTGCTGATGCATGGTTTTGGAGTGGTTCTGATGATCAAGTTATTATACGTCAAACATTAACTGATGATAATGGAAATGTAACAACACAAACACGCATTGTTACTGGCACTACTGATACAGTTTATAGCAATGGATATGCAACATATTCTGATACACTTATTGTAAGTGAAAATACACAACAAGATTATACTATTACTTCTCGTATAGAAGGGGTGGATGGTGGTGGTATTACTGGTCAACACAATGCACCTGATGTTGATAATGTAACTTTAGTTGTTGATTATACAAAACCAACAATTTTAGAACAAGAAATAACATTAGAAGAAATAAAGATTGATGATGTTATAGAAGAAGTATGGACAGAAAATTTTACTTTTGAAGAGTTTGAAATTGTAGAAACATTTGATGAGCCAATAGAAGAAGTTATACAAGAAGAATTTTTTGAGGAAGATTTTAATATTATTGAAGAAGAATTTGCTGAAAGTGAGATAGAAGAATTTAAAGAAGAAGAAGTTGTTGAGGAAGAATTTGCACAAGAAGAAGAAGTTATAGAAGAAACAGAAGAGCCAACAGAAGAAGTGGCAGAGAATGAAGAAATAGAAGAAGAACAGGTTGAAGAAGTTGCAGAAGAAATAACAGAAGAAAGCCAGGATGTAGATGTTGCCGAGCAAAAAGACAGCATTGAAATACAAGTCAGTGATAATGTTAAGGTAGAAATAAAAGAGGTATCGTTATTTAATAATGAAGCTCTTGATGATTACGAGAATGTTCCGTTCTATAAGAACCAAGATATTTATTCTAATGTTGATCAAGGTTTCTTTATCCAGGCAGATTTGTCAATTTACAATAAACCTTTCTATATTAATTTAACCCTAGATAACTACATTTCTAACGATGTGATTGACATAAAACAGAAAAAATTATACGACTTACGAGTGCAGAAGATGGAGCTAGTTATAGAGTTACAAAAGCTAAGAGATTTATTATGATAGACAAACTAACAAACTATGCATCCATCATTGGCGTTATTGGTGCAATCGGCGGTGGCTTTTATGCCTGGGGTGAGTTCAATACAAGATTAAGTGGCATTGAAAACAAAGAATTTATTGTTAATGAAACAGTAGATCTTGGTCCAATCAACGATAAGATTGCTGCGCTAGAAGTAGAAATATTAGATCGTATGTCCGCTTTAGAAGATGAATGGATGGATAGAGATAATAATTCTATGGATAATATTCTTAATGATATTACTGGTATTAAAAATACTGTTGATAACAACAAAGATAAAAGCAATGAAAATGATCAACAATTACAAAAAAACATTACAGAATTATCAAGTGATATATTTAAAGAATTTGGTAAGGTTAGAGATCTTATAAAAGAATTAGAAACAAAGATAGCTATTACCGACAAACAAACACAACTAAACGGAATATTAATAGAAGAGATCCAAGAGAAATCTAGTAATCCGTTATCAAACTAATGTGGTTCATAAACACCATTATTTGTATACAACATCTAGTATTATCACCTTTTTGTAGCATTGGTGGAAAGCTCCCTATTTCCTTTGAAAATTTTAAAACTTGCGACATTGCTGTAGATCGTATAGTACAAGATATAGATGAAGAGTTAAAACAACGACAAATAACAGTGATAATGAAATGTTTAAAAGATGAGCAAGTTAACACCTAAAACAACAAGAGAGCAGCTCTTAGACATTTACAACAAGTTAGATGTTTTACAGAACAACCATCTTTATCATCTTGAAAAAAAAATTAATACTTTGCATTATGTTTTATGGACTATTGGATTCATGGTTTTAACACAATTTATTACTTGGGTGTTTTCCATGATTAGCTAAGTGGCAACTGATAAAATTAAACTTGGAATGAAATCCGAGTTCATTGCTGCATCTTTTCTTTCTAACGACTATACAATTTATTGGAGAACACAAGATAATGATCCTATTGATTTTGTAGCAGTTCACAGAACAACAGGAGAAGCTCTAAAAATAGATGTTAAAACAGTATCTATAAGAAAAACATGGAAACCTGGAACAACAATTTCAAGAAAATTATCTAGCGAACAAAAGAGATTAGGTGTAAAAATATTGTATGTTTACAAAGATGGATCATGCAAGTTTAAAAGAAGTTAAGGAAAGGATTCGTTCTCACGAAGGCTTCGAATTAGAGCCTTACGTGGATACCTTGGGGTTTTTAACTGGGGGAGTGGGTCATAAGATTCTACCATCAGAAGAAGTACCAACAACAGAAGAAGGTTGGTTAGAACTATATGATCAAGATTTTGAAAAGGCTGTAACAGCTGCGGATGAAATAACACCTGACGATATACATCCAACAGCTTTTGGTATAATAGTAGAGATGATTTTTCAGTTGGGGAAAAAAGGCTGTATGAATTTTAAAAAAATGCATTTAGCTATTGCTGAAAAAGATTAT